AAATGGTTGCGCTTGACCCTAATTATAACTTAACTAGATTAGCTGATATATTGTTAACTGCTTCGGATGTAGATAAAGAAAATGTTCTAAAAGTAATAAAGGAACAATCTAAATAATAAAGGGGGCTTATGCCCCCTTTTTTACGTCTTACTAATAACGTATCCTAGTGAGTTAGCTTGAGCCACCGTAGGATGTTGTCCCGGCTTCAATGTCACTTTGGTACGCACGAATTTCCTCAAGGCGGTTCGTGCCATGTCGTAGGTCTTGAACGTTAGACCCTTGAGTGCTTTGGGCAGAGTGCCCTTTTTGTATTTGATTACGTACATTTGCTTTCCTTTCCTCTCGTGCAATGAGATATTCAAGATTGTGCCTACACTTGTATAGGTCTTCGATTGGCTTACCTTTATCTTTATATCTGAGAAGATATTTTAGAACAGACCCCTCAAAAGCATCCATCTTATATGCTTCCCAAATCTCCCACGGTTGTATGGTGTAGTCTTTATAGTGAGTGCCACCATACTGAACCTTCATCAAATCTTCGTAACTAATCGCCACTAGGCTTCTCCTTTAAAAGGGCTGGAATCTTATTGTTAGTCTTTGCTTGGTTTAAAGCATCTTCTAGTAGCTTTACAAACCCAGTTTGTAAAATAAGTTGTAACATTTCAGGTTCAATGTCTTTTAGTTGAACATCTGCCGAACCATCCTCGTTTTCTTGCAACACTTCTAGTTTCATTCTCTCTCCTTATGGCTACTTGCAATTTGATGCAGTTTTCCATCTGCAGTTTTAAACTTCAATATCACTTCTAGTTGATGCTTGTTCTGAATAACCTGAAGCACTAAATGCTGGCGCAATGCCATCATCATGCGATAGCTTTCTTCATTCGTCATACATCATTCCTTTCAGTTTCTGCTTTGCTCTCCACAACATTGTGCTAACTGCCCTTCGTTTCATCGGTATTATACTAGTTATTTCCTTGGCTGTCAACCCCTGCATGTAATGCAAACTTACTACCATACGCTGTGTCTCGCTCATTTCATCTAACCATTTCTCTAAAACATCTAGATTTGAGATGGTAGTCTCAGGTGTTTCCATATCATAGCTTTCGTTACTAATAACGTTCACAGGCTGTTTCATACGGAATACAATGTTTTTTGCAATGGTACACATCCACGTAAACAAGGCGCTGTCTTGCCTAAATGATGCCAAATATCTAAACACTTGTCCAAATGTTTCTTGTACAACGTCTTCAACGTAAGATGTATCATGCAGTAGTCCTCTTACATACGCTTTTAAACGTATGTGATATTTTTTATATAGCAGGGAACAAGCTTTCTCATCCCCCGCTATAACCTTTTCAATAAGTTCTGAATCAGATTTCGCAGACACCAGCTACACAAGCAAGTTGTTGTGCGCCTTCTACATTATCCTCATGCTCAATAAAAGCATTCCAATCGATAGTATCAGGCATAGCAGATAGCAACTCATTGTAAGTAGCCTCGTCCACTTCTTCGTAGGGTGCTTGTCGATAGGTTCCGCCATCCCAAGGTAAGAAACTAATTCCGCTAATTTCATCAAAGTGCTCCCATACCCATGCGCCAACGGAGGGCCAATCCTGCTCCTTGACGTACACAGTTACAGATGGTTTGTGTTCACACCAGTGGCGCTGGTATGTTAGCCATAACCGCAAGTGTTGAAAACTATCCAGTTCATCCCTAGTAATTGCCCCTTCAGGTGCTTTCATAGGAAAGCTAAACACCATAGTGTCGTTAGGCTTCATTACATCAGGTTCAGCAGGTACTCCTTGTGCTACCAAAAACGCCGATATAGGGTCTTTAATATCATTACGCACCCGTCTAATATACCAAGAGCTATGACGAGCATGTATGCCAGAGGCGCTATCAACAAGTTGACTAACCGTCCCACTAGGCTTGACACACGTAATTGCCGCCGATTGAGGAATATCGAACGCATTTGCAAACTCCTTGTTAACATCAATTGCTACTTGTTTGAGAGCCTCAAGTCTTGATGACAGACCCTCATCATCAGCGTTATTAATAATAGGGCAGTCTAGGATACCTGTGATTGAGACGCCCAATAAACGCTCTTCCTCGGTATTTTTCTGCCATACCTTTCGCAAGTAGGGGAACGACGTTAAAGTCGCTTGTATAGTGCCTAGAATGGCTGCTAGACGTACTTTTTTAGCTAGGGTAGCTTCGGTGTCATTTGCTCGTGCAACGACTTCTGTGAGGTTACAGAACTGGTATGGGCGGAGAATGATTTCAGAACAAGGATTAGTTCCAAATTCATAACTTGAGTCTCGTCGTCCATTTTTTGCAACTGTAGTCTTAGCAGCTTGTCGTGAAAAGATTCCACGTTCTCCACTAAAGCTTTGGTACAGTGCCAGCCATTCAGACATAAATTCCCCCACTGTGGGGCGTTCGTTATAGCTTGCACTATTATTTGCCAAGGCACGTTGCCCTTCTCGTTCCCACCAACTTCCAGCTTTTGCATGTCGCATCCTATCATCAGTTAGGTCAGACAAGCTAATCATAGCACTACGGCGTACACCGCCAACCACTACCACCTCACCAATCTTGCACATAATATCGTGGCATTCGATACTAGTAAGCTTTCGACCTTGTGCTTTAGTAAACACGTTGATAACAAAGTTAAACAACGCAACCAATGGGTCAGGGCCTGAAGCTCTGCCACCAAATACTTTTAGCCGTGCTCCTGCTGGGCGTACTTTAGACACATCCCACTTAGGAATCTCACCTGAGTACAGCAATGCAATAAGTTGACGCAATGCTTTAGCCCAACCTGCTTTGCTATCAGACACCACAATGGTAGTATCACTCTTAAACAGTTCAGGTACTTCAGGTAGTTTGTTAACATATTTGCTCTCAACACTAAACCCTACGCCAGTGCCACATAGGAGGATATACATGGCTTCGTCAAAGGATTTAACATCGTCAATAGGTAGGTAGCTACAGTTGTAGCCAGCCACGTTATCACGCTCTAGAGCCTCTCCAGCGGTCATCATAGCACGCATAGAAGGCATAACATCTAGGTTGTAGATAGCATCACGCAGTTCTTTGTACAAGTCTTTAGGAATCTCATAGCCATGCTTGTCGTCAAGATGCCTTGCCATGTAAGACATGTAGCGGTCTACAGTTTCATCCCAGTGCTCTCGTCTGTTACTAGTATCAATAAATCGGCAATACCGACTCTTAGCAATAAATGTTTGATAGTTGTCCATTAATCCTCCACTAATTCAGGGTCAAAAAAAGTAAGCTCAAGGATGCCGATGTATAGTTGTAGGTATACGCCATCCAAGGGGCTTACTTCAAATCCAAAGGCAAATCCTGCCATCAATCTCATACCAAACGCAAGTCGCATAATTCCCCCTTATATCCTGCTCTCTCTAGGAAAGTCATATTCATCAATACTATCTTTGCGTCTTCAGATAGATACTGAAAAAACAAAGGGCCATATTTAGCTGACGTTACGATTTCGTCGAACGTTTTGACGGCGTGGATGAGCCACGCTTCTTCTTCGTTGACTTCTTGGTGCATTCTCTTTCCTTCTTGGTTTTCTTTAAATGACAAGGCTTGCATAATACCTGAAAATTCTCCTGTTCGCAATACATACGATTTATGTACACATCCCAAGAAACAAAACCCTGTTGCGGGTCTACAACAGGGAGTATATGGTCTATCTGAAGGTCAGTAGACGTATATAGTTTCTTACACATTGCACAACGATAGTGCATTGCCAATCGACCTGACTTCTTGCTTATTTGTCGTTTAACAAACGCTGCTTTTAATGTCTTGTTTCTAGGAGGATAACGGCGAGTAGCAGAGCGCAAAGCACTTATTACAAAAGAGCGCCACCTTGCCTCTGTCCACTCACCGCCATTTCTCATTTACTAACCAACGGGTACACTTTAGCCATTGCCCCAATGTGAGTACTCACACCAAACTGGTCTTTACACAGAGCATATGCGCCTTCAACACGCACAAACTGAAATAGCTCTTCATTTTGAGTCTTTAAAAAAGAGCCACTTTTTAACTCGTGTAAAGGGGTTAGAGGCAAAATATCCCAATCTTTTACATCTGTTTCGCTTATCACAAATACTCCTTAATTAAAGGAAACTCGTTACTAATAATCTCTTTGGCTTGCAGTGCTACATCCCTATGCTCCTTCTGTGTTGCCTCATCTGTACGTATTTGGATATAGTGTATCCAGCTACGCAACGTACCATTCATGTACATCTTACTAGTAATCAACCCTTCAGGTAGCAATTTCCGTGCCACTTCCTTTGCAATACCATGCTCAATCGCTCTTCCGTACACCAACTTACATTCTTTAATAATGCGTTCTTGCATCATACGCCACCATTCTTGGTGGTTTTTGTCTTGTATGGGAATGCTATTCTGTCTGTTTTCATGGTCTTGCCAACGTGCTTCACTATACTCATAGCCATCGGCTACAGCATAACGCTGACTAAACTCCTGAAAACTAAATGACCTATGGCGTAGCATTTGTCGTGCTATGTCACGTGTCGTTTCGATTTCCATACATACATTAACCATTTCAAACGGCGACCAGTGGTTGTGTTTGATGAGATATTGTACCAACTTTTCATAAGGTTTGTCAAGCCCCTGATTGGTAGGATTAGATACCCTAGCCATATGTGCTATCAAACGTTCTCCATCAGGTGTTGCCCACACTAATTTTACTTTACTCACACAGCCTCCATATAAAGTCCAACATTACCAAGTGCATACCCTAAGAAAGCAATAGCAAGCCCCACCTGCCCTTTGACAAACAAGTCAAACGCTACTAGTAAGTAGACAAACCCAATTGTTGCTATCAGCCAACTAGCCATTGTTTTTTTCCTTGAGCTTGGCTTCTACATGCTCCATTGCTTTGTCCCAGCCGCGCTCATAGCCACACTGCCATTGCCATTGCCCATACCAGCCTTCATCTTGTACAGGTTCGGTGTAGTTTGGCTTACCACCACAATAAGTCTTGACCCAAGGCTCTTGCTTATCTGCTTTTGCTATAGCTTGGTGTAGTGCTAATGCAGCTTGCTTCAAGTCACATAGCGGGTTATCAAAATCCCCACCAGCCAAAACATTAACGATAGCATCAAATGCTTGCCTCATTACTGGTAGGCTCATGCCTTCACCCCATAGT